AAATGTATTTGAGGTTAACTCAGTTACTAATACATTCAATAAGAATAAGAAAACTAAAGTTAAGTATTACGTTGACGATATTGTAAACTTAGAAGGGGACTTACAACTGCTTAAGATAACCATCAATGCCGATAACTTAAAGACTTATGAATGTGCTTTAAAAGGTGAGGGTGCTAGTTTCTTTGGAGATATTGGAGACTATTACATAACGGGTAATCCTGATACGGCAAATGATTTGGACTTTTCAGCATACAACCATGCTTACACTCGTGGAAATCAAATAGCATCACGTTCAAGTGCTGGTGCTGGTTTTGGATATATTTACGGGCATATTGAAAATGGTAACAACGGAGGGAATGAAACTACATTTAGCGTGGCCGACTTTTTACCTATGTTTCATGTTAGAGAATACGTAAAAAAGATAATTGAAAAAACGGGGCGAACTTATACATCATCTATTTTAGAAAGTGCAGAATTTAAAAAGCATGTAGTTTATCCTAACTTAAGCACTATAAATTTAACGCCTACTCAAATACAAAACAAACAATATTACGTTGGGTTAACAAGTGATTATACGTTAACTCAAAATACATTTGTTGACGTCGACCACACAAAAGAATCGGCACCTTTCTTTGATACAGGCAATCAATCATTTGGTTGGTATGTTCAAATGGCATCCAATGGTTACTACAATACGGTTGCAAGTAATATTTACGATGTTAAAATGACTCACACCGATTCAACGGTTGCTTATTGTAGTATTGCTAATTTTATAAGTTCGTTAAACATAGTTAAGAGTCCAAACGCTGGCGTATCATTTTTTAACTTAGCGTCTGAAACTACTGTATTAGTTAGTCCAAGTGTATCATTAAATAAGAATGTAAGCTACCAATATACGCATCAAATAGCAAGCTCTAATCAATTACTAAGTAGTGGCGATAGGTTGTATCATAAAGTTAAATACGATCATGGTGTTGTTACTTACTATGATTCAACAGGTGTTCAAGTTACAACGGGAACAGGAACTATTACCGTTAAATTAAAAAGCGGTGCAAATGGTACTTCATTTTATTCCTTACTAACTAATAAAGCAGTCCAGGATGGCGATACATTATTAGCTAATTCATGTTTGCCGAATAAGATTAAACAAAAAGACTTTTTAAAGTCGATTATTCAAATGTTTAATTTGCAAATTGAAGTAGATAAAAATAACGCTAACAATTTAATAATTGAAACGTTTGACGTATTCCATGCTGGTGGAATATTGAATTATGAGAATAGGACTGATTTAGATAAAGAGCAAACGAATAATATTAATACATTAGATTCTAAGCGTTATATTTTTAGATATAAGCCAGATACCGATTATTACAATACACTATTCCAAACTAAATACAACGAACCATTTGGTACTGAAAACATAAATGTCGAGAATGAATTTAGTGTGGCTGAAAAGGTTAATGAGGTTGTATTTTCGCCAACTCCAAACGTTGCTAATTACTCATTAGGTATTATAGTACCTAAGATATTAAAACAAGAGAATGGCGTTAAAAGTTCGGTAGTTCCAAACATTAGAATACTAACAACGGGAGGTGTTAAAACTTCACCAAATAATTATACTTATAAAAGTTTTGGTGCAAGTGATTTAGTAACTAATCAATATTTATACGTTGGGCATACTAACGATCCACTTAATCCTACCTATGATCTAAATTTTGGTTTACCTAAGGAAGTGTTTTATACTTTCATTGGCACTTTCTTTACAGATAATAATCTTTACAATAGATACCATAAAAACTACATTCTTAATATTTCAGATAGGGATGCTAAGTTTATTAGTAAATATTTGTGGGTTAATTCACTTGATATAAACAAGTTTAGTTTTAGAAATAGACTATTTATTGATGGCAGTTACTACTCTGTTAATCGTATTGAAAACTACACTCCATTAGATGAGACGTCGACTAAATACGAGTTAATTAAATTACTTTATACAGATGCTTTTGTACCAAGTTCAATTGCATTTGTTGACAATCCAACAACGGGAGAAAGTACAGTAACATCCAGAATATCTAACAATGTTAATAGTGAAAACACAACTGCAATAGGTGATTACATTATTAGCCCGTCAACTGCTAGAAATGTTTTAGTTGTTGGCGATTACACGCAAGTACCCGAAAACGTGGACGGCTTTGTTCAATTAAATGGCGTTTATATTCCTAAGGTTGCAAATGGAACGGCTATAAATGAAATAGGTAGCGGAACTTATTATTGTAATGAAGCAGACGGAACTATTTTAATTAAGCCTACAATATCAAATGTTGATATTTATTTACCACTTAATAACTTAGAAACAGTTACATACACTATTGACGGAGTTTTAACAACGATAACATACGGTAAAAAAATAACATTAAAGCGTATTGATAGCACTGCTAATATAGTTACAATTTATCCAGATGGTAGTGATACAATTGACGGATTTAGCTCTTATACATTAAGCACAACTGATACTTTAAATTTACAATATAACTTAGGTAACTGGATAATACTATGATAGAATTTGACGATAAAATAAAACAAGGATTAGCATCTATTTATCTTTTTTTTAAGATATATGAATCTAACGATATTGAATTAATTAATAAAATTAAAGACTTAAATAATGGCAGATAATACGCAAAAGGTTGGAGTTGAAGTTGAGGTTAAAGGCGCCGAAAAGTCAATATCGTCAATCAAAGATTTAAAGACGGCTATAAAACAAGCTAAGGACGAACAAGTTAAAATGGCTGAATCCTTTGGCGAGGGTTCAACTCAATATATTAATGCATCAAAAAAGTTAGGTGAATTAAAAGATAAAATTGACGACCTTAATGATTCAACAACGTCTTTAAGAGGTACTGGAGTTGAAAGTTTATCATCATCATTTGGAATGTTAGGTGATGGTTTAAAGAATTTAGACTTAGATAAAATAAAGACAGGATTTAAAGGTGTTGGTCAAGCCATGTCCGCAATCCCTTTATTGTTATTAGTTAGTGGTATTACTATGCTTGCTGAAAAGTTTGGCATATTTGAAATGATTACCGATGCGGTTGTTCAAGTTATTTATGCGTTTACCGATGCAATTGGATTAACAAATAAAGCAGACGAAAAGGCTTCTGCTGAAATGATTGAAAATGCTCAAAAAGTTCAAAAAGTTAAGGAAGAGCAATATAATAATGAGATAAAAATAGCACAGGCAGCTGGACAAAATATAAGTGAATTAGAGGTTCAAAAGTTACAATCAATTGAGGATAGCCTTTCAGCTCAATTTAAATCATTACAAGATTTACAGGTAAAAAAAGGCGAATTAAACGACGAAGAGCAAAAGCAATATAATGAATTACAAGTTAATTTATTAAAAGCAAGTGGGGATAGAGAAGCGAAAGAAATTCAAAACAATAAAGAAAAGAATGATAGAATAAACGCCTACAATTTACTAAGCACAAATGCAAGTGAGGAGTTAAGAGTTGCTAAATTATCTGAAAGAGAAAAAGAAATTGATGCAATAAGAAAGCAATCGGCAACTAAATTAAGCGAATTAAATAAAAAGCAAAGTGTTGATTCGGAAGCTGAATACAAAGCATTAGTTAAAACAGAAGCTGAAATAAATGAAGTTGCACAGATTGAAATAAATAAGATAAATGCAAAGTATAACGCAGAAGCAAACGAAAAAAGAAAAGCAGAGGAAAAGAAAACACAGGACGAATTAAAAAGAATTAGACTTGAGTATTTAAAGACTCAGGAAGAGTTACAACAAAAACAAATTGAATCAGAGATTGCTAATAATAAATTTAAAATAAATGCAATCAATGAGCAAAATAAAATTAATAATGAAAGCTTAAGAATAGCACAGGACGAAATGTCCGAAGCCGATTTGTTAATTGCTGCTAAGAAAGCAAAGGAAGCAAGGGACTTAGCTGAACGTGAAAAAGAGGGTGCTAAATTATTAGAAAAAGAAAAGTATGCAATTGCTTTAAATGGTTTAAATGCCATACAACAAGTTACAGATGTATTCTTTGCTTTCAAGTCAAGTAAGTTAAAGAAAGGTAGTGCTGAAGAGTTGGAGCTTGCTAAGAAAGCATTTAATGTTAATAAGGCTTTACAATTAGCAACGGCAACTGTTAGCGGTGTTCAAGCCGTACAAGGTGCATTTGCAACGGCAACTGCTTCGCCAATTACAACTGTATTTCCCGCATATCCATTTATTCAAGCGGGTATTGCTGGTGTGCTTTCAGCTGCTAACATAGCAAAGATAGCGGCATCAAAATTTGAGGGTGGTGCAGGTTCGCCATCTACTCCAAGCGGTGGCGGTGGCGGTGCATCTATTCCCGCACCCCCTACAATTAGCAATCAAAACGCAAATGTTGAAGGAACGCAATTTGATGAGAATGGAAGACGAATAGGAAGTAAAAATGATAACACAATAAACGTTGTAGCAACCGTTGGAGTTGACGAAATAACCGCCAAAACAAATAGAGTTAATGTATTAGAAAAACAATCAACATTTTAAATTATGAATTATCCAGTGTATTTATTAGAATTAGACGAGAACGGCAATACTAAATATGGCTTACAAGACATAGCCTTAGTTGAAAGCCCCGCCTATCAATCGAGCTTTGTAAAGTTTGATGAGCAAAAGTTAAACTTCGCTATTCAAAACGAAGAGAAACAAATCGTAATGGGTGCAGTTATGATCCCCGATAAAATGATTTATCGCGAAGAGAATGGCAAACCTTTTTATGTAGTAGCTAACAAAGAAACTATTTATGATGCTGCACAAAAGTTTAACTCTGAAAACAGAAATCTAAATGTTAAAGCAACTCACGAAAGTGATACTAACGTTAGCGACGTGTTTATTTTCGAATCATTTATTACAGACGAAAACAGAGTACAAAAAGTTAAAGGTTTTGAAGAGTTACCTTATGGCACTTGGTTTGTTACAATGAAAGTAAATAATCCAACTGTTTGGGAACAAGTTAAAGCGGGTGAGTTTACAGGTTTCTCATTAGAGGCACTATTTAAACTTAAGCCGATAACTACATTAAACGACGACGAAATAAACGCTCTAATGTCAATTATAGACTAAATAAAGTGTCCCTTAAATTATTTACTTAATACTTTAAAATAAAATATGAACATAAACGAAACAATTAACAAACTTTTGCCTGAAGATATTAAGGTAAAATTAAAACAGCACTTTGCTAAGTTTAGCGAAATGCCCGTTGAAAAAGTTGTTGAGCCTATCGCTCCGACTGAAGAGAAAGTTAAAATGGCTACTGAAGTTAAATTAAACGATGGTACTTCATTGTCAGTTGATGGCGACATTGCTATCGGTTCTATGGTTAAATTAATTACTCCAGAAGGAGAGGTTGAAGCTATGGATGGCGAATACGTTGCTGAAGACGGTACATCTTATTCTGTAATGAATGGTGCAATATCTGAAATCGCAAGTAAGGAAGAGGAAGCTCCAGAAGTTGAAGCTCCAGTTAGCGAAATGCCTGCTATGATGGCTGAAATTGCAAGTCTTAAAACTGAATTAGCAGAATTAAAAGAAACAATTAAATTGACTTTATCAGCAGTTAACACAATTGTTGCAACTCCAGTAGTTGAGCCAATTGAAGCTAAGGTTGAATTTGCTAACATGACTGCATTTCAAAAATACAAAGCAAGTAAATAAAAATGGGAACTTATAAATTTAAAGACGGTTTTGAAGTAGTGTATTCGTCAAGCTCCAAAATTAACAATGATAATTTAACGGACGAAATTGCCTTACATCTATTAGCAAAAGGCACAGTTAAAGAGTCTGACTTTGAAAATTTTAAACAAGAAACAACAAATATAAAAACAACTAAAAAAACAAAATAAACATGGCAATAGCTTATAACATTATCGACATCAGAGGTAAAGCATCAGAGAATGTAATCGCTGAAATCCTTTTCCAAAACAAAACAATTTCTGAAGGTTATGTAACCTTTGAAGAAGAAGTTAAAAACGAAGTAATTTTTACAGAAGGTTCAACTTCAGTAGCAATGCAAGCGTATACTTCTGGAGCTCCAACATCAAGTGGAGACTTAACAAACTTTGACGTAGCAATTACGCCAACTAAATACATGTACTACCAAACATTTGATCCTAACACTTTACGTCCATCTCGTTTCAAAAGAGACATGAAGCCAGGAGCTTGGGAAGTATTAAGTTCTGAATTTGAAAGAGTTGTTATCGGTGGAATGTATGCTGATAAAATTTCTTACGATGCAGAATTTCAATATTGGTCTGGTATTACTTCAGCTCAAAAAACTACAATCGCTGGTTTAACTGCTGGAACTGCTAACACTTCAATCGGTGCAGACGAAAAAACAGTTGCTGCTGCATTAGTTGCTGGTCAATTTAACGGTGTTGTTGCATCAATGATGTACAATGCTTGGAACTCTACATTAACTGCTGGCGTTGGTACTCGTATCAAAGTTGACGGAGTTGTAGTAACTGCTGCTAACATCCAAACTGAAACTGAGAAAGTTTACACTGCTATTCCTGCTGCTGTATTAGCTTCTGCAACTCAGCCAGTTATTTACATGCCACACGTTAACAAGCAATTCATTAACAGTAATAACAACATTACTACTAACTTTAAAAATGCTTTTGTTGTAACTAACGGTGAGTATTTCTATAACGATGTTAAAATTGTATTCGTTCCATTACCTGCTAACGTAATGATTGCAGCACCAAAAGAGCATTTATTTTGGGTAACTGATTTAACTTCTGATATCAACAAAGTTGAAATTAACAAAGTTGGATTAAACCAAGATTTAATGTTTATTAAGCACGTTGGTACAATAGCTCCTTATGTAGCTAACCAAGCGTTCAACGTTTTATACTGCGGAGCATAGTATTAAATAAAATAGGCGGGTTATTAATTTAATCCGCCTTATTATAAACATTTAAAATAAATAAAAACATGGCATGTTCATTAACACAGGGACACACTCCTAAAACGTGTAAAACAAGTGCTGGTACAAAATCTTTTTTAATTGCTGAATATGAAACAGTAACTGCTATCACTAAGACGGCTGGCGTTATTACTGCTATCACTAAGGCATCAGGTAAAAAGTTTTGGAAATACAAGCAAAAAGCAGAAGTTGCAATGTGGAAACAAACAGGTACTGGTGATGCGAAAGTAGGCACAGTTGCTTATGACGTTGAAGCTACTATTGAAATGTTAGGATTAGATCAACTTTCACAAACTGAATTAGGTTTATTAATGGCTAACACAGTTGTAATGATTGCAGAAGACAACGACGGTACTTATTGGTATTTAGGTGAAGACTTCGGAATGGATTTAGCAACTGACGGATTAGAATCAGGAACTGCAATCGGCGACTTCAGAGGTAATAAATTATCTTTTAAAGGACGTGCATTTACTCGCGTTGCTTCAGTTGATCCAACTATCATAACTGCATTATTATCTTAATCTTTTTAATAGATTATTTGTTTAAAGAGTAGCCCCGTAAGGCTACTTTTTTATTTATATTCAAGTCCCTTTTTTACTTTTATATTACTTTAATATAATGATTTTAATAAACAAAAATAGTACTAACGAAGTTGTTTTAACGCTAAGTGAAAAGACTTCAATAACAAGTCCTACTTATTTATTTGAGTTTACAAATGATTCAACAAAACAAACTAAGGTATTTATTAGTGCGGACTACTCTAATAATAAGGAACGTTTTAACGTATTTAATATAATTGAAACCTCAACTGAAGTGCCATTAACAGGACGTGTTAGTTTAACTATTGGTGATTGGAAGTATAACATTTACCAACAAGCAAGCACTACTAACTTAGTTGTAGCGAATGCAAGTGGATTAGTTGAGAATGGACGTGTTGAGGTTAAAGGAATTGAAACAGATTTAAATGAATTTACAGGCGAACAAACAACATATAAAGAATTTAATGGCTAAGAATAGTATAGAAGTAGTTAGTAACAATTTGGCATTTGTAACATTTGCTGAAGAGAAACGTCCCGAAATTAAAAAGGATTGGTCTTATGATTATATTAAGTACGGTAAAAAAAATGATTTCCCAAATGAGTTAATTCGTTACTTTGAAGAGCATGCCGAACATGGAGCTATTGTAAACGCAAAGGCACGTTACTTATTTGGTAAAGGTTTAAAGGCGGTTAATCCAGAACAAGAGTTAGTAGCTAATCAATTTTTAGATAATGCTAATCGTTATGAAACGTGGAATGACTTAGGTAAAAAATTAGCTTTAGATTGTGAGTTATTTAATAGCTTTTACTTGCAAATCATAACTGATATGAGTGGCAATCCAAAAGAGTTTTTTCAATTGCAATATGCTAAGTGTAGATTGTCAGAATGTAAAACTAAATTATACTTTAACGAAGACTGGATTAAAAAACCATCCGATTTTAAAGTATTTGATTTATATAATAAGGGCGAAGTTGGAACATTCTTTACAACGTTTAAATATTACCAACCATCTAAAAGTAAATGGGATTCTATTTATGCAAAAGTACCTTATAACGGTTGCTTAAGTGAAATTAAAAGTGATATTGATATTACTACTTTTAATGATAGCTATGTTAAAAAAGGATTCTCAGCGGGAACGATGGTTACTTTCTTTAATGGAGAGCAATCACCAGAAGTTAAGCGACAAATTAAAGATAGATTTGAACAAGGTTTATGTTCACCCGATAACGCTGGCGAAGTAGTAATTAACTTTGCAGACAAAGGCGGGCAAGCTGCACAAATACAGGCGTTGAATGTAGATGACTTAGATAAGAAATTTGAATTTATATCTAAGCGTTACCAACAAAAGATTGTAACGGGACACAATATAACTAATCCCGAATTGTTTGGTATTAAACAAGAAGGTAGTGCATTAGGTAATCGTGTTTCAATTAAGGAATCACACGAATTATTTTTAAATACATATACTAAGCCAAGACAGGAAACATTTGTTACATTCATTGAAAACATTTGTTATTCAGTAACTGGAATATGGATTGATTTTGAAATTGAACAATTAGATGCAATCGGTTACGATCTAACTAATGATGCTGACTTAACACAAGATGAGCGTAGAAAATTAAAAGGATATGAGCCATTAGTAGCTACTAAATTAGATGCTAACGGAATTGAAATAAAAGAGGGTGCGGTTAATTCAACTTTAACCAATTTAACAGGCAGACAGTTTCAAGGCTTAATGAGAATAGTATCTAAATTTGATGCTGGTAAAATTAGCAAAGAAAGTGCCTTAGCTTTAATGGTAAGTGCTTTTGGTTTAACAGAAGCAGACGCTTTAACATTCTTAAATGAGAATGATGCGGTTGTTGAAAGTCAAGTTAAAATGGCTGAACATACTGATAAAGTAATTGCTAAATTTGAAAGTTGCGCGCGTGATGACTATGAAGAGTTTGAAATATTATTTGAACATGATGACCACATTCATAATTCACAGGATGCTTTAAAATTAGAGTTAAAAGCTCATAAGATGTATTTTGCTGATACATTAAGTATTAGTATAACAGAATTAGATGACGCAGTTTTAAATGCAATACAAGGCAATCCTACATTAACAGTTGAGCAATTAAATACTTTATTTAAAAGAGACGTTACTGAAAGTTTAGCAAGGTTAACTGAAAAAGGATTTATTGAAACTAATGCAAGTGGTTACGAAGCAAGTACAAAAGGAATTGAAAAGGTAACTAATCCAATTGACGAATACTTTACAGAAATCAAAACAATCTATAAATACAAAGAAAATCCAAACGCTCCAGCCTTATTGCCAGGAAGTAAGTCAAGAAAATTTTGTTTAGACTTATTAAAAGTTTCAGCAAAAAAACATTGGGAGTTTGAAGATATTGATAGTATTAAATTAGACGGTGAAGAGAATCCAGCAGGTACTAATATATTTGATTTTCGCGGTGGTTATTACACTAATCCAAATACAAAAGAAACAACTCCATGGTGTCGACACATATGGAAAGCACAAACAATTCAAATACCAAAGAAAACTAAAAAATAATGGACGCTTTATTTATATCACAACAATACCTTAAAGACAAATCATTAATTAATGATAATACTGATTGGGAGCTATTGCAACCTTCAATTATCATGTTACAGGATTTGAAACTTCAACAAGTATTAGGCACTCCATTATTTGACGACTTGCAATCTAAAATTAATGCTGGCACTTTAAATAGTAATGAAACTAATTTAATAACTAAGTACATTCAAAAGATGTTACATTGGTATATTGTAATGGAAGCTACTACTATTTTAAAGTATCGTTATTCAAATAAAGGTGTGGTTGTTAAAAGTAGCGAGAACTCACAACCTATTTCAGAAAGTGAAATGAAAACACTTAAAGACGATTGGCGTGCGGTTGCTGAAGAGTATGCTGAGTTATTAACTAAATACTTAATTAAAAACGAAAGTTTATTTCCTTTATACAATACTTATAATTCAGAGGGTATGTATAGAAGTAGAACTAATTTAAGTACAGGAATATTTTTAAACGATGACTTCGTGATTCGCAAATCGCAAATCAGTGATAACGATCAATTAATAGACTTTGGATATTTATAACTATGAGCAAAAAAAACGAGAATAAAATAATTGAAAAGTTAAAAGAAATTAAAAAAGAATATGCTAACATTAAACCAAACGATAGAGATTTTAAAAAACTTTTCTTTGAAACACAAAAGCCTAAATAGTTTCTATTT